TCCGTCCGACTCAAGACCCTTGACGATAGGATTGTCGCAATCTACCGCAATGGCTTGAGATATTAAAGAATCACATATATTTCCCATAATTATTCTAATTAATTATTAATATGCAGCCTGGAACATGTCGTCCTCTAGAATTTGAGTTCCAATTTTTCCAGTTGCGTAGATGTAGTTTCTGCGCTCCTTCCGGTCAAAAAATACGTCCAAATCTGAAATCAGACTGTCAGCATCTGTACCGACTTGCATTTGATTGATGTTGGTGAAGACAGCGCGATAAGGCTTGTTGAGTACTGTACCAGTATTCTCGTATGCTCGAATCATTCTGTCCCAGATACTTGCTCGAACGATAGTAACACCGTCATATTTAGCCATATCTAGACCGTCGAAGATAGTTTGCCATGGCATAATTTGCTTGTACTTTTCCTTAATGTCGAGAGAAAGAGCATCCGCCAGCCCTTTTGTCATGAATACAACAGCGGACGGGTCGGAAGAAATACGACTGTCTGCGTCCATCAGCATATTATCCAATATTGACGTTGCCGCTCCGCTTGTCAATATTGCCGCTTTCTGTGCAGCGTAAGTTGTAGCTGCGTTAGCTGCAATAGATGTTAGTTGACTTGTGTTAGTAGTACATTGTGCAAAAATCTTTTTGAAAAGACCGTCGCAAGTGGTGAATAATGTCTTGTCAACTCCTGCTTTTAGTACGCCACCGTCTGCAATGTTAGCTGCCTTTGTGTCACCGAACCAAGCAAAACGCCAAACCATTCGACGCAACTGTCTGTCGAGTGTAGGACGTATGATGTAGTCCATGAAATCGCCAGACGTCAAATCACCAATCTGAGTGCCTGACTTCAACGAATATTCTGCGATGGTTGTCTTTAAAGATTCGTAACAAATCTTCAAAGGCACTTGCCAATCTCCCAATGCCCAACGCTTTTGACTGTTGACAACTCCGTACTCTACGTAAGTCGGGTCGCATCCTGCTCCTGCTGTACCAACATCATTACCGTCTCCGATAAATGCAACTGGGTCGTTGTTCCTTACTTTTTTCAGAGACGTAAACTTGTTAAAGTCTTCGTCTTGATTTATCGTTAAAATGAGTACCTCTCTTAAGTCCTCAATATCTTTCTCGCCTATCGGCAAATTCTCTAAAAATTTTCCCATTTCTTAAGTTTTTAAAAATACTTCTTAGTTTTCCGTTCTGTTACTTCTTTCCCCAAGTTCCGTTTTTGCGTGCTTCGATTTCCAAACGAATAGGAGACTTATCCTCAATAACTTCTCCAGTTTTCTTGCCTTCGCTTTTTCTCGCCTCTGGCTTAAATGTGCTAGAGATTTTTGCGAGAGCCTTTTCGCCTCCTGCTATTTTCACAGCATTCAAAATTCGCAAGTCATCTGTCGTCTTCGCTTTCGCTTCGCATTCAGTAAGTTTCTTTTTCAAGTCATCTACTTCGTCTTCTAATTCGGAAATTCTCTGCTCGAGTGCGTTATCACCGTCACCGTTTCCATCACCATTTCCGTCACCATCTGCCTTGATGTCTGTTATCACTCCGTTTTCGACAACGATTGTTTTTCCGTCGGGCATGATAAATTCGCCGTCAGGACTTGCAGCGTCTCCGACTTGCGGCTCTCCTGATTCTCGTTCAACTGTCAGAGTCTTACCGTCCGATGTTGACAAATCCATTCCTTTTACAAGTTCCGACAAATCCTTTTTCCCGAATTTTGCTAGAACCTTGTCGAGTAGAGATTGCTTAACCTCCACTTTCTTTTCCTCTTTTTCTTTAGCCATAAAATTTGTTGTTGTTATTTTTTTTGCAGAAATAGGCTGTATAATTTCTCCTACAAGTCCGAAACTCTTAGCTCTTTCCGCGTTAATGTATGTATTCTCATTCATTAGATTCTGCATCTCATCTTTGTCACAACCGCATCGCTCTACGTACAGATTTAATATTTTTTCCTGCTCTTGTCGAAGAGACTCCTCTGCCTTTTTCAAGTCATCCGCCGTTGATGGACCCATGCAACATGTGTCCATCCATGGATTGTGCACAAGTATCTCCGCATTGGCGAAGCACTTTCTTCGTTCAATTGGCGCCGCCATCATTAGCACCGTAGCCATACTTGCAGAATTCCCCTCGACAATAGTAGTAATCTCCTTACCAGTTGCGCGCAACTTGTCGTACATCGCCCAACCCTCTAGGACACTACCACCATCGCAATGCAATCTAATCTCTATTGTGTTGTCATCTTCCTTTATCGAGCTGACAAATTCGTCAACATCTTTAAAGCAAACTCCCTCTGCATCTCCCCAATATCGACATACAGCCTTTTCATTCTCTGTCTGTATGTCGTTGTATATCTTTAAAACCGCCATAAATGTTTTCTTTATTTTTTTAGCAAAGATACTTTAATTTGATAAAGATTTTCTTTAAAGCGATTTAAAGACACTTCGCATTTCGCGGAGCAACAAAAAAAAGGTCGGACACTCTCACGAATATCCGACCTAAAAAAGATAATGATAGAGAAACTATAATTCTATGTTTTCACCCATCTTCTTAACTATCTCGTAAAGATGCGTCTTCCCGACTCCGAACCTATCACTAAGATACTGTATTATATATGTTATCTTATGTCCCTCGCTCTTTAACCTGCTGTACTCTTCATACATTTCAACAAAGGATGAATCCGAGCAAGATATGTTGTTTTTCTTCATTTCCTGCATCATAGAATAATTTATTTTAACAAATTCGTATTTTGTCATAACTTACTTAAATTTTACCTAATCTTTCAATCGCTTTAACTCTGTTACTAACTCTATTTATCTCCTCGACGCTGACGACTGGTTGCGGTGCCATCATCATGCCTTTTGCGACTGCCATCGCTAGATAGTCAGAACCTAACTCGCTGTTATTGCCTTGTCCGTAAATCGGTACACCACCTCCGATTTGGTTGAATGCGCTGAGAGCAGGGGCGAACATTGTAGTTGCTTTTGCAGTAAGAACACTTTCTCCATTGCTTAGTTTTGCAGAAATTGAGTCGCTTGTACCAGTACCGCTACCAGTCACATCACCACCAGTCGCGTACTTCGCGCTCTTAACGGTCTTGATTGCTGTTGTTATATTGCTCATTACAATTGCTATTGTGCTGGCTATTGCTGCAATGTTAGCTGGGAACGGCGTTTTGGCAGCAGCCGCAACGCCCTCTGCAATAGCGACACCCGTGTTAATAGCGATGTTTGCCAAAGCAAGTGTTTTGGCTGCTGCTGTCAACGTCTTGCTATGGCTTGAAAATTCAGAAAGCAAATCGCTCGTTGCGCTGAACACACTTGCTACCGCTTTCAATTCTGCTATCCGAATTTCGTCTTGCTTCTTCTGATACGAATTTACGCTTTCAGAATATTCCTTTTCCAATGCAAGTCTTCGAGTGTTGAACTCTTCTTGCGATTCTGCTTCTCCCTTCTGTGCGTTCTCTAATATCTCTTTACGCTCTTCCATTTTCAAACGCAATTGTTCAAGTTCTGAATCATCCGAATTATTATAATTGTCTTTTATCTGCAATTCGGTAATAGCGTTTTCGTATCTCTTTTTAATCGCATCTACAATTTCCTTGTTAATAGCTTCATTATGATTCTTCTCAGCATCTTCTATAATCTTGTTGTATTTAGCTTCGATAGCTTCACGTTGCTTTCCTTTCTCTTCCTCCGTCTCTGTACTCTGATTTAATTCGAGTAATTCCAAGTTGTGTTGATTCGCTATCTTCTGTAATGTTAGTTGGTATTCTTGTTCGCTACCTTTCTTCACGCTCTGCATCAGCGTTTCGATGTAGGCCTGTTCCGTCTTAATAGACTCTTCTACTCTCTTATCATCATACTCAGCCAGTTTCTTTTTCTTGATTTCTTCCAAAGAAATTATCTGAGAGTTCATTGCCTCTTTAGCTTTAACGGTAAGATTCTTCTCTGTCTCTAACTTTATCTTTACATCAGAAATCTGCTTATCGTAAGTATTAGCTATTATCTGTCTTTGTTTTTCGACGTTAGCTCCGATGAGTTCAGTAAGCAAGTCATTAGCTTTCTGAATTTCCTCGTTTTCTTTTTTGATAGCATCTAAACGAGATTTATCGGAAGACGAGGATGATGAAGATGAATTTCTACTACTTGAAGAAGTATGAGAACCATTTGAGGATGATGAACCAGTATCCGCACCGGATACAACATTGCTTTGTGCGCTGCTTCCCGTATCCGTGTATTTTGGCAATGCAATATGAGCGACCTTTCCTTTTTTTATAGTGCTGTTGATACCTTGTAAGTAAGCATTACCGATTTCATTACCTGCATTCCTTACGTCTCCGATGCCCTCTTTGAATGTCTTAACGTAATTACTTCCAATTTCTTTAAAACCATTTTTTATTTTAGTCCATGAAAATGTGACTATACCCTCCATGATGTCGGCAATACCCTTTATACTTCTTCCGACATTTTTCGCAGCATCTATAATAAGATTGAATACTAATTTTATTACAGCCCATGCCGATTTAAAGTTAATAACAATTGCTTGTATTGCTGCTCTGAACATCATACTATTATTGTACAAGTCAATGAAGTAGTTTATCAGAGTGATAAGACCTTTCAGCATCGTCGTTATTCCTTGCGTTACAAACAACTTGCTGTTAGCAATCATCTGCCCGAAACCTTTTTGCGACATGTCGAACAAAGCTGCCATCGTATTGTTTAATTCTGCATTCGCTTTCCTCTGCTTATCCATGTTCTCGCCCCACGCACCCGTTTTCTTTTTCACATCTTCGAGTTTCGTTGAAATCTTATCTAAAGATTCTATCATCTGCAAACCTCCGCTCGCACCTTGCTTTCCGAAAACATCTTTAAGTACGTTTCCGACAGCTTGCGAGTCTTGTGGCATAGTCTTCAGCTTCGAACTGATTTCTTGGATGACGTCAAAAGTGCTCTTGCTTCCGCTTTGCAAATCTTTTTCCACTTGCTTGCTGCTTATTCCGATAGCGTCAAGACTTTCCGATGTCGTCTTAGACATTTCACGGATTTTTTTGCTTGCCATGGTGATGAGGTCCATGCCCTTATCTGTAAAAATACCGCTCCTTGTCTGTTGGATGATAGCTACCATCTGCTTTGCGCTAAGTCCTGCATCCTTAAATGCAGGAGCATATTGCTTTATCTTCGCTATCATATTTCCATTCAAGTCTGCACCGCTCTGAAATCCCTCGTTCATGACATTGAGTGATTCCTTTGCATTGAGTCCCCATTGAGCCGTAATTGTGTCAACTCCCTCTAATGTCTCTTTGAAGTCTTTCCCGTATGTGTCCGCAGTTGCCTGTACCTCGTTTCTCATTTCCTGCAAACTTGACCCGCTAAGTCCAAGGAACTCTTTTGTCAATCTCGTAGCTTGCAACAATCCTTTGTTGTAGTCGTAAAACCATTTAAAAGCAACTGTTGCACCTGCTATTCCTGCAAGTGACAAAAAGACTGGGTTACCCATCATGCCCAGTAAGGTAGAGCCGAAAGCTTTTGCTTTATCTGCTGCCCCCGTAAAGATTGCTCCTATATTCTTTCCGTTGTTCGACATCGACATGATGGAGTTAGCGAAGTTAGTATTAACACCAAGAGCGGACTTGATACTTTCCTCGTAGTTACCAACATTTCGCTGATATCTCTGTGTTTCTTCCTCCGCAGTTTTAAGTTTATCCGTTATGTCGTTAATGTGTTTTTTTAGTTCCTGTCCCTTAGCTCCATCACGTTCCGCCTTGCTCATGTTATCGTATGCGCGAGTAGCATTATTGAGTTCCGCCCTCATTGATTTTAATGAACCCTCTTGGGCGTTCTGCTGACGGACATTATTCTGCACTTCGCTGCTTAATGTTCGTATCACTTCTCGATAGCTTTTAGTTGTCTCGCCACTCGAAGCCATGCTCTTCCTGTACTCCTCTTCCGATATGGAACCATTTTTAAACTCATCTTTAAGCTGACTTTCAGCTTCTTTTAGTTCTTCTATCTTCTTTTTGTATTCAGCGATACCAGCTATTGCATCGCTGTAACGTACCTTGATGTCTAATACTCTTTCGTCTTCACTTGCCATATATCTATAATTTTAATTTAAGTAATGTAACTTCTGCTGTCCCGTCTCCCTTGCTTGTAATTTCGGTTACTGCAAAATAAGAACCATACTGCGCAAGGTATATAGGTATCGTCTCATCGAAGTTCAACAATTCCGAGTCTCTCATCTTCATCGTCTCTTTTATTAGCTTCGCGTTATTGAGAGTGTCCCACAATTCCGAGTACTTTTCTTTTAGTATCTTCTTCATGTCCAAGTCGAACGTTGCGATAGCTTTTCCGCTGCTATCTTTAGACAACACCATCAATCTATCTACGCAAGCCTTATATGTTGCACTCGTCGTTGTTGTTGTACTTCCAGTTTGTTGACCAAATCCACTACCGTCAACATACGAATCTGGTCTCGTGTACATAGGGACACTACTTCCGTCACTTGCCGCAAACGGAAATTCTACAACAGTACGTGTTGCATCCAACGTGTCGTTTTCGATAGTCATGTCTCCGTCATAGTCACCTGTTACGGTGTCGTCAGTCTTCCACTTGTATAGGTTATGTTGAGCATAATCGGATAACTTATATGTTATGTCTGTTGCCTTATTAACATTTGCGTACGGTATAACTCTTTTAGTCCAATCCTTTGCTTTGCTCTTATTGCTCCAAATGGATTTAATCGGTATCATGTCGACCTCGCCGTCATTGCTCATCTGCTTCGGGAATACACCAGCCAAAACGCATAGACATTTTACGAAGTCCGTAATCTTGGCTTCGGGAAGATTAATAGCGATTGGAAAATAAGAACCGTAAGGAACTTCTTC